GTGAATTTTGGAATTTTAGAATTTTAAATTCCTTTTAAGTAACTTAACTTGCAATATTCTATTTGCCTTTTATTGTCTAATTTTTCACAATCGTTTAGTCTTGCTTCTGTGTCATTCATTACCCATAACAAAAGTATGTAGCCAATAATTACTACTAATAATAATTTGTGCATCTTCTGCTCCTTATAAAAAGTAACCTTGTAATCAAAAAAATACCGGCTATGAGGATAATTAATTTATCGGTTAAGTTTGTTTGCCGGTAATAGAAGAAAAGAGAATATGTTATTTTTTTAGTTATTTATTTGTTTAATAAATAAGTAAAAAAACATTTCTTCCTATCCCTGCACGTCATATCCTGAAATTCTCTGTCCATGAGGTTTATTTTTCACCCACCGACCTTCGCCCATTGCCGGTTGCTTTTATAGTGTTTTTCCTCACTCTCTTAAATTTTGTGTATAATGTCCTAGCCTACTTTTTAAGTAGTCTTGAAAATTTTTTTAGTTTTGTTATCATGTACATGGTTGTACATTGATATTTTCTTGACATTAATTGTTCTTTACGTATTCCGATATGCTTTTTCGGATTACAAATGAAATAGAATGACCAGTTTCTTGTAATTTTTTCAAGAACTTTTCTTTTTCTTTTTTTTCTATTTCACAAACTAATCTTTCAGGTTTTAACATTTGTTTAATTCCTTTAACAATTCTTTGATGTTTTTATTGTACAAAAATGTTAATTTTCTGTCAAGTACTTTTTTATAAATTTCTTAAATTATTTTTTAAAATATATAGGATAAATAGTAAAATGAATATTTCTCAATTAGAAAATAAATTAAAAAAATTTGATATTTCTCTAACAAATAGAGAAATTTGCAAAATCATTGGCATGGCTGAGGAAAGTTATTCTCGTAAAAAAAAGTTGGGTTCAGATTTAAAACAAGCTGATATTGAAAAGATAGAAAATAGATATGGTATTAGTTTGCTTGCTGATGTGGTTATTACTGCTAATAATAACCTTGTTAATGTTTTACCTTGTTGTGCTTCCTGTGGTAATGGTATTACTATTGATAGCAGCTTAATCTATAATTATAATCCTTCCGCTAAATATACTTTTGTCGTTGCTCGTGGCGATAGCATGGAAAAAACAATTTGTAATTCTGATATTTGTATTATTAAAAATTGTAATGAGTTTGCTTCCGATGGTGTTTATTGCTTCTCTATTAGTGATGATTTGTATATTAAACGTGTGGTTAAAAATATTAATCAGATTGAATGTATCTCCGATAATCCTGTTTATGATAAAATAATATTAAAAGGGCAAGAAATGGATAAAATAAATATTATTGGCTTGGTTGTTAATATTATTAGGAGTTTGTAGTGGAAGAATTTAAAAAGAATTGGTTTTTGATTTTAATTATATTGGTTGTTGCTATTTGTTTTTATCCAAAAGTAAATTTTAATAGGTATGAACTGCAAAATGTGGATGGGATGATTTTATTGCTTGATAAACAAAAAGGTCTTGTTTGGAGAAATATTAAATGTGATGATGGTGTCCCTAATTGTTGGCAATCGATGGATTTCCAAAGTTATGTTTTATCTCCTATTGGTTATTCGGAATATTATGGTAAATAATTTACAAAACTTAATGCTTGACAAAGATTTTCGTTTTGTGTTATAGGTCTTCGTGCGTGGAAAGTCTGAGGTCTGTATAGTTGGCTGGAGTTAGTACACATCAAAGCAGTGATAGGAGAACTATTGTCATTTTTTGTTGCAATAGTGTTGTTAAATGCCAAGAATGCTTTTTGTTAGATGATTTTGATATTTATAGAGATAGGCAGTTATTTGTTTATAAATGTCCTGTCTGTGGTAAAGAAAAGTATTTGTTAGTTGAATATAATATTTTAAATGAGGATTTTATCTTTAATAGAGATAAACCAAAAAAAACTAAGGAGTTGGAACAATGGCTAAAAAAAATAAAGGAAAAGGTTGTAAATAACAAAATTGTTATTAAAAAAGGGAATAAGTCCAATATGGGATTTATTTTTGGTGTGAATACACCGGATAAACAAATGGGTAAAGATTTTAATGGAACGGTAAGATTTATTAAGGTAAAAGGGTAATTATGCCAAAATCAGATGGTTATAAAAATTTAATACCTGTAACGAAGAGAACGAAGGAAGAGGCAAGGTTGATTTCTCAAAAAGGTGGAGAAGCAGCCGCAAAGACTTATGCAAGGCGAAAACTATTGAAAGAAATAGCTATTACTCTTTTACCTATGAAAAATGAAGCAACCGGAGAAGCTAACGATGTTTCGATGGTAAAAGCTCAAATTGAAAAGGCAATACAAGACGGAGATACGCAAGCCTTTAATGCTTTAAGAGATTTAGTTGGTGAAAAACCAACGGATAAACAAGAAATTGTTGGAAGCAATATTGAAATCAATATAAATCGTAAAAAAATGGAATAAATTTTTCATTCATTTTATATGTATAGGAGAGCTTTTAAGCTCTCCTGCTCCTTTGCGAAAGTATATACTTTTTTAAAAGTTGGTTGATATAAAGAGTATATAAAATCAGAAGAAATTTACAAGAGTTTTCATTAATTCCTAAGTGGTTTATTCAAAATAAAATAAAAAATGCGTTTTTACATAATACATATTATTTCGACCATTCGATTAGACTTAAATAAAATGGAAAAAATATGACAACAATAAACTTTAATTATGAATATCCACCACTATTAGAACCAATATTTGATTGCACTAAAAGATATATTTTATTAAAAGGTGGCAGAAGCTCCGGTAAAACAGAAACGATTGCTCATTACCTATTAGAGCGATTAATGGTAAAGAAGGTAGATTTGTTATGTTGCCGTGAGATACAAAAGAGTATCCCATTATCAAACTACAAGGTATTTGCAAGAATAATAGATAAATACAAACTGCCTTTTAAAGTACAAAGCGATAAAATAGTAAATTTATACAACAATAGCACGATAGTCTTTACCGGGCTGTCTGACCTAACAGCAGACAGTATTAAATCTTACGATAATTTTGGTTTAGTATGGATAGAAGAAGCTCAAAAGATTAGTCGTAAATCTTGGGAGATATTAGACCCAACGATAAGGGTAGAAGGTGCGCAGATATTTATAACAATGAACCCGGAAGTTCCTGATGAAGAACACCCGATAGTAAGTGAGCTAATAGGTTTAAAATCGGCAGACAGTTTAATAATACATATAAACTATAACGATAATCCTTACTGCCCTGACAATATGTTGCAGATGGCGGAATTAACGAGAATACATAAACCTGATGAGTATAAAAGAATTTGGCTTGGTATTCCTGATGATAAAAGCAACAGTAAGGTTATAAAAGACTTTACGCAAGAAAATGTTAAACCTTTACACTATATAAAAAATGCACCTTTGCATCTTAGTTGCGACTTTAACGTTGACCCAATGAGTTGGATAATTGCTCATAAAACTGTTGATAAAGTGTTTTTTATAGATGAATTGGTTATTGAAAATACAACAACAAAACAAGCAGCACAAATTTTTATTGAAAAATACAAAGACCATGAAGGTGAAATAATAATAAACGGTGATGCAAGCGGTGATTTTCGCAGACCTGAAAATGAGATGACTAATTATGTTATTATCAGAAATGAACTGCAAAAGCATTTTAAACGCAAGGTTGATATACAGATACGTTACTTTAATCCACCAATAATAAATAGAGTAAACGCATTTAATGAGCTTATAAAAGACATAAATGGCAAAAGAAGGTTGTTTGTTTCTCCTCAATGTAAATGGTTATTGTATAACACAGTAAATCTTAAATACAAAGAAGGTACAAGCATAATTGACACACCTTCTCATTCTCAAATAAGAATGGATAATAAACTTAAATTTTTGGGTCACATTTTCGATGCTGCAAGTTATTTAGTTGATTTTTATTTCCCTGTAAAAAACTATGAAGAAGGCATTAATTCTAACTAATGTGGCATTAACGGACACACAAAGGCAACAAATTAAAGACACACAAACATTTAAAGTTGCACTAAATCATCATGCACAAGAACTAAATCCTGATATTAGATATACAAGTGATTATATTGCAACAAAATTAAAAAAGTTCGGGCAAGAAGTCTTTAGTAACAGAGATAAAAAGGCAAACAAAGTAGGCATACCGTTTAGCGGTTATAGCATAATTGATTGTGTGTTGTGGCTTAGCAATAAATATGAGTTGTTATTGGTGGCAGATAATACGGTACATAGCAAGCAAGCACAAGATTATATAAAGGAAGCTTTAAAAGGCTTGCCTAATGTATATAAATTCACAAAAGATGGCAATTTTGATTTACCATATAAGGATATAAAAGAGTATGTTTGAATACATAGTAGAAAAAGAAGAAAAAGCAAAAATAAAGAATGATACAGACGTAGTAGGTAAAGTGGTTGAAAAGTTTGAAACTTTTGATGCTAGACGTGCTGATCATTTAGGTATTATGGATGTTTTGCAAAATAGACTATATTTAATGAATGACAATGAGTTAAAGTATTTAAAGAACAGAATTAAACAAAAAGAAGAAGAATATAATGAAGAAGATGATTGGAAAAGCCATATTAATACAAATGTATTATACAGTTTAGGTGAAACATACAAGGCTTTTCTAAAAGAAACGACATATAAAAATTTAGACCAATTATTTGATGTTGAAGGTGAAAATGACGATTACAATGAAGCTTGCAATATTCAAAAAGACTTTTTGTTAAATCAATTAGAAGCTATGGGAGCAGAGAGAGAGTTTGAAAAAGCTCTTGAATATAAACTTATAAGTGGTGAAACTGATCTATTTACCGGTTGGTGTGAGAAATACAAGACTATTAAAAGACCTTCCGAACAAATACCTGAAATAGAAGCAAAATATAATCAAAAATTCAAACCTAGAGTTGTAAACGGACAAGAAGTAAGCAGAGTTCGTGTTATTAAAGATGATGGTATTTTTGCAACATTAAGAGTACCTGTATATGAAGGTGCAGTAATTAAAGCAATAAATCCTTGTAATTTAGTTTACGATGCTGACAGAGTAGAAGATTGGGATAGTTGCGCAAAAATTATCAAAGAATTTGTTAATCCTAATGATATTTTAAACAATAAACTTTATAAACTAAGTTCAGATTGCAAACAGTTCTTAAAGAACATAATGCAGCAATATCCTGAGGAAGCCAATAGGGATGATGAGGACAAGATAGAAAACATTGTTATTGGTGATTGTGTTGAGGTGCTAAATTACTTTGGTGATTGGGTGCAAGATGGAAGAATGCTCAAAAACTGGAGCATTGTTGTTGTGGCTCGTAAGTATTTAGTGCTATTTGAAGAAAATAGGTTTGTAATTAATCCGATAATAAATGAAGCGAGATTAAGAAATCCATATAACCAACGTGGTGTGCCTGGTGAGATGTTAAGTATACTTGGTTTGGTTGAAATGCAAAATAAGTTAATGAACGATTATAATGATATTTCCTCGCTTAAAAAACAACCGCCACAGTATGCTCCTAAAGGGTTCTTTAGTAAACTTTATACAAAGATATTTCCGGGTAAAGTATTAGAATACGATGCAACCTTGCAAAATCCTTCTGCTTTAGTTCCTATAATGTATGAAGGGGGCTATGATGGTACGACAATACAGTTTTTAGCTACACAAATTTCTTCTACAAGCGGTATATTCCCTAACATGCAAGGGCAAGATGCAGGCAAAGATACAACAGCAACGGAAATTAAGACACAAATTGCAGGTCAAACTACAAGATTACAATATCAAGTTGATAGTTTTAGCAAATATTGTATTATTCCTGCTATCCGTAACATAGCGGATTTGAATGCTAACAATATGGTAGGTGATTATGAGTTCTTTGCACTAGAAAACGGTTCAAGAGTAAAGAAAATCATAACAGATGTAGTAAGAGCCGGTGATTATGCTTATAAATACAACGACCAATCAGCATTAATTCGTAAAAAAGCAGAATTTGGTGAAATAAAAGGTATGGTTGAAGCATTTAGCCAAGTACCTGAAATGGCACAAAGGTTTAAATATCCTGAATTATATGAATACGGAATGGCTATTTTAGGTGTTACAAATGCACAAAGGTTTTTAAAGAGCGATGAGGAAATGCAAATACAAGCTATGCAGCAACAAATGATAAAAATGCAACAATCACAACCACAAATCTCACAACAACAAGTACCACAAAGTCCTATGCAAGAGGTAATGTAATGTTAGATAAATTAAGAAAACAAGTTGTTGCAGTAGAAACACCGACAGGGCAAGAGATTTTGGAAATGATGAGAGATTTTTCTGAAAAACAAGCAAGCAATCCTAACATATCAGCGGAAGTAATAAAAGGTTTTCAGATAATGATAAATTATGTAAAGAGTGTAAGGGTGCGGTATGAAGATATTAGAAGTAACACCCGATAAACTGCCAATAATAGTTAAATACGGTGAAAAGGAATATATATTAAAGACCACACCTAAAGGTTTAATTCTTATCAAAAAAGAATATTAGCGAGTAAGCAAAAGTTTATTAGACAAGTAGCAAACCAGCCGTCAGAGGGCACGTTAAGTGTCTTTTGGCGGCTTTTTTGTTGGAAAGAAAAGGTAAAAAATGGAAGAAACACAAACTACTACAAGCGGTGAAAGTACAGAAGTAACAAGTCAAGAAACCGAAAGCACTACTACTGAACCAGTAGTAACAAGCGAAGAAACAATGGTGGATGACACTACACAAGATACGAGTAATGACAGCACAGTAACGGAAACAGAGGAAGCAGAACCTCCAAAACAAACGCAAGATTGGGAGAAAAACTATAAAGAACTCCAATCAGAGTTTACGAAAAAAACGCAAGAACTCTCACAGCTTAAAAAGCAACAAGAACAAGCTAATGCGGTTGTAGAGCAATCAGGACAGATTAAGCAGTCAGTTATCAATCAAGTGGCTCAACAGATTGCATTAGAGGAATTGAGTGCTTACAGAAATGCTGTTTTTGAGCTTGATACTGAAACGCAACAAGAAGTAAATACATTACTTAATGCGTATCAGCAAAGCGGTAACAGGTCTTATTTAGACAAAGCAAAAGAGTATTACGGTTCTAATTTTGTTGGTGCTATTGAAGCACAAAAGGTGCAACGCACTAATCAGCTTGCAAACCAATTAGAAGCAAAAAGACAAGAGTACACAACAAAACGTAAGCAGGAGTTTGAGAGTGGTTTAAAAGAAAATGCACCGGTATCTTACAGCTATTACGACAAAGATAGTGCATATTACTCTCCTGAATTAGCAAATGCAATAGCAACAAGTCCTGACATGGATGTGGCTGCTATTGAGGAAGCTGTCAAGAATATTGAAACAAAGGTGATAGCTAAGTATAAAGCTAGTTTGGCTAAATTGGAAGCTGCTCAAAACGGAACTAAAAACTTAAATCTTCCACAAAATAAAACGACAGTAACAACGCAACCGGCTTCAACTTTGGCGGAAGTAACCGACCAAAAAGAGCTGGATGCAATCGTAGATAAGTATTTAAAATAAGGAGTAATTAAAAATGGCAACAGTAGACCAGTTAATAAAAACAGTCTTTAATAAGACTTTCAAGAAAAAAACTTATGAAGAATTATGTATTGGTAAATTAGCACACGTTGATTTCAAAGATACTATTGATATGGGTGATACCATTGAAGTATTGTTACCCGGTAATGTAACTTTATTCCCTTCTGACGGTAATACTTTGGTAGGTAATGCAGAAGAAGTACAAGTTGCAACCACTCAAATCAAAGTAGACCATTGTGAAGCAGTATTCTTTACAATGAACGATGCTAAAAAACAACAGATTGAAAATGCACCAACTGATGATGCAAAAATTGATTTAATTGCAGAATATTCAAATGATGCAGTTAAAAAATTTGCAGCAAAAATTGATGAAGAATACGGTAAATTGTATGCAAGAGCAGGTATGAGAATTCAAGATACAGCTGTAACTTTGACTTCTGCAAACATTTCTAAATTCTTTGCATTAATGAATGCTAAATTTAAACGTGGTGATAAAATGGGTCATACTTCTTGGGTACAAAACAAGATGTTAGCAATCATTCCACCTGAAATGACAACCGTTTTAGTTGGTATGACAGACCTTCAATATGTTGAAAGCAGAGCTAAAGAAATCGTAAACGGTTATGTTGGTAGATTACAAGGTTGGGATATTATTGAAAGCAATAATATTTACAGCTATGAAGATGACGGACAAATTTACTATCAACCTTTATTCGGACAACAAGGTGCAACTTTAGCAGGTGGTGTACAATCAACATTCAAATTGATTGATAACATTCCTGATAAAGGGTTCAACACAGAATACAAAGGAAAAGGTGTATTTGGTGTGGGCGCTCCTCGTGCTGATTTATTCGGTACTCAAGCAGTTAAGTTAAGTGTTTCACTATAAGGAGTAAGTAACAATGGCTAGAACAGAATTAACAATAACATTAGGCGAATTAGACGACAGTAAATCTGTAAATGTTGCAGAAGTAACACCTACAAATATTACTGCTGACGGTGTTAAATTAAAAGATGCAGCCGGTGCTAAATATGAAAGTATTTGGTTGGTTGTAGCAGGTGCGGCAAAAGGAGATGTAACTGTAAAAGCAGGTAATGCATATCCTAATAATTTGTTAGGAGATTGCACATTTGAAGCTGCTGCTGGTGTGGCTCCTTTCCAAATTGCTGATTATGCACGTTTCCTAAATACAGACGGTTCAATCGACATAGATTTTGAAACCGGATTTAGCGGAACAATTTATGCAATCGGTCAAAGAGCAGGTATTAAAACAGTAGAAAGCTAACATATTCAGAGAGAGGGGCAACCCTCTCTCTACTACTTATAGGAGGGAAAAGTATGAAAATTAAGAATAAGCAAACAGGTTTAATCTTTCATTTACCTGCGGAAGAAGCAAAAAGGTTAATGGAAGAAAGTATTGAGTTATTTGAGTTAGTTGATGTATCACAAGAAGAATTAAAAAAGTTTAATGAAATTAAGATACCAAAACCAATGACTTTTGAAACAAAAATAACAGGTGAAATTGATTTTGAAAATCTGGAATGGAACAAGTTAGTGGCTTTGGCTAAAGAGTATGGAATTAATGTAAAAGGCAAAAAGAAAGAAGTATTAATTAAAGAAATGAAGGAACATGCAAAATGAAAACATTTTTAGAGATTTTAATAGAAATTGCAGAGCAGAAATGGAGTATTGAAGACCCTGATATTCCCAATATTGAGGAATTAGAGGAAGATAACCCTGCTCTTAAAATAGCTTGCCAACAAGCTAACTCTTTTATTTTTCGTGCTAATGATTTGCCTTTTAAAGATTATAAACAGGCATTTTTTACAGTTGCAGAGCAAAAGGCTTATCCTTCTCCGATAGGTAATATCGAAAGAGTAACTTGTGATGGCAATACTTTTGACTTAATGTATGACCCATATTTGGATAGATTAAAACCTGATTTAGATAGACCTTCAAAATGGAATAGAGAGATTTTAAACGGTACTGATAATATTATTCTTTATCCTACACCTGACGATATTTACACAATAAATGTTTATTATGAAACATTGAATTGTGCTAAGAGATTACAAGGTGAAGAATGGGTTGAAATTACTAACCTTGAAAGAGATGATGATATTTTGAATATACCTCAACAATTTGAGGATTTATATTTGAAATGTTTATACCCCAAAACAATGGTATATTTAACGATTGATGATACGGATGAAAATTATCAACCTTATGAAAAGAGTTTCCAAGAAGCTTTGTTGGTTCTAAGAAATGCAGTTGGTATTAAGAGGGATAAAGTAATTGGATTTTAGAACTGAAAAATTTTTAGGAATAAGATACCAAAACGGTGTTGCTGATTATGCAGGTGGTGTTGTATCTGCTTTAGAAGCTAAAAATATTGATTTTTACAAAACAGGTACAGGTGATGCAATAGGGATAAAAACCACAACAGGAAGGCAACCGGTTAAGTCTTTAGAAGGTAGTACAATAATTGGTTATTGGACTTCTAATCAAGATAACTACCAGTATAGATATGTTTATGCTGAAACTTTAACAGATGGTACTTTATATTCTTTTGATAATAACATATTTACTCCGATAATTGAAAACTTATCAGTAACCGGCAGAGCAAATGGTATTACTATTACGCAAGGTATGTATGATGTATTTGTCTTTACCAATGGTGATGATATGTATTCATATTGTGAAAGTACCGTACCTAAAAAGAATGCTATCAATGCTATTGACGACCAATTAAGACCGATTAAAGGTATATCACTTGCAACACAAGCACAAAGGTTGGTTATTGAATGTGAAAATAGAGTGCATTGGAGTAAGCAGTTAGATATTTACACATGGAATGCTAATGCAACTGATAGTGAAGGCAAACCGCTAAGCACTAATTCTCACTATGAAGAATTTACAAACAAAGTAACTGCGGTTGCTAATTATATTGAAGGTATTATTGCATTTACTCAATTTGACAGTACGTTTATGAGCGGTAATCCTGCCAGTTTAACAGAATTTGTAAGACAAGATGCTGCAATAGGTGGTACTCCTTGTTATAGTTCGGTAGTGGTTCATGACAAATATTTATTCTATTACGACCACAGACAAAGGAATATTTATTACTTTATTCAAAATGATGTAGGACAAAAAAGAACAGGCACACCGGTTGCAACGGAAATAGACAGAATATTTGCAGAAGTTGATAATACTTATGTAACTAATACAAAGATGTATTCTGTTTATAGTGCAGGAATAAATGAGATTTGGGTATTATTGCCAACAGGGCAAAATAAGCAAAGGTTAATGATTTACGATTATGCTATTCAGGAATGGAAGGAAAGAACAGCAGATTATGTAAATGATTTAAACCTTTATGATGACGGTATTTATACTTGTCAGGGTAATACTATATATAGAGAGTATAGAGGACCGTTACAAGACGTTTGTTCATATAAAATAAATACTTTAAATTTTGGTTCAGATACAAATTTAAAAATCCCTAAGTTGTTGCCGGTTGTAACTATAAACTATGAAAATGATTGCTCAAATACCTTTTGGGTAAGAATGAGAATAGACGGTAAACCTAAAAGAAAAGAAAAGTTAGTAAAATCTAAGTACATAAACGATAGTACTTGGGGTGATGATAGTAGTGATACTGCGCCACAAGGCAATAGGACTTGGGATGTTGCTGAATGGGTTGAAGATAGAGATTTTAAAGCAAGAAAAAAATTGCCACCTATACAAAGCTTTAGGTGGGTTGAACTAACTTTTTTAACAAAAGAAATTGGACAAGAATTTGATATACAATGCTTTGAATTAAAGAGAATAAGACAAAAAACTAAGACTTTATGATAATTGACAAGATACGAGATAAAAAAGAGTTTAGTGAGCTTTATAACTCTATTGATAACTCTAATTTATGGAAACTTGAAGAACTTTTAGATTACCCTAATATTTTTTGTTTTTATTCAGAAATAACAGGCAAATTGGTTGGTTGCATATATTTGGAAAGAAAAAAGGATAAAAACTTTTTAAGTGGTTTTAGTAAGAAAAAAAACTTACACAATAATATTGAAGCAGTCAATGCGGTTTGCGACTATTTTAATTTTGATATGTATTCTGAAACACCGTTTAAACACGCAGGGTATGTACTCAAAAAAGCAGGTTTTAAGAAAATAGGTAATAACTTATATATAAGGAGTAAAAATGGGCGGTAGTAAAGGTAATGATGATAACAAAGAGCAGTTTATGCAAAATGGCGCAAATGCTATTACTGCTTTAAATCAAAGTTATGCCAATATGGGTAATAACCTTCAATATAACAATGGCACTTATGATACAGGTTTGTATGGCAGTGCAACTTCAACTAAAAATGGTACAACGTGGACACCTACAAGTTTTCAAACCCAGTTGGTAAATTATGCACAAAATAATATACCTACACTATTAAATCAATATTTAAATCCTTCTACTAATAGTGATTGGTACCAACAAAATAAAGCAATAAGACAACAAGCACAGAACGATGCGTTTGAAAATCAAGTAATAAATCCTTTGGCTTCTCGTAACTTAACGAGAGGCTCAAGTGTTAATGCTCTTTCAAATATGTTTGCTAATGATGTAGCTAGACAGGAAAGACAAGCATTGTTGGATGATAGCGAAAGAGCAGGGCAACTTGCTAATCAGTTAATGAACTATTATCAAGTACCTTATGCCATGATGAGTGATAGCAATGTAAGAGCTATGCAACAAGCTAATATGGCTAACCAATATGATTTGGCTAAGGCACAGTATGAGTTGAATAAGCTTAACTCACAAAATCAAATGGCTATGAATTTGATAAATACTTTAATGAGTATGGATAATAATTATAACGGTAGCAACCAAAAAAATAATAGTGGTAGTGATATAGGACAAATAGTTGGTGCTATTGCAGGTTCTGCCCCTTCTATTGGCACTTCTTTAGGCTCATTAGGTGGAGGTAAAGATTAATGTTACAAGATTGGAAATCAGGTATAAGAGATAATGATTATGGTTTAGATGCCATATTAAATAATAACGATAGCTTAATGCAAGATTATAATAAGTTTAAAGACACGCAACAAACAGTTGGTATGCTCAATAATATGGGTGCTTTTGGCAATAATACCAATATGAGTAACTTTGCTGATAAGTTTAGCACTTGGGGTAGTAACGGTGAAGGTGGCGGCTTCTTCGGTGGTGGAGAAGGTGGTGCTAGTCCTTTAGGTTATATCGGCATAGCACAAAACGGTTTAAAAGGTTTACAAGAAGGCTTGAACGCAGGCAATAACCCTAATGAAGAAGTTATTGCAGGTGGCTTAGGTAATGGTGTTCAAGGCTTTTTTGGTTCTAATGATTATGATAACGATATTGCACAGGCTATTGCAGGTACAAGTAATGGGGCAAAAATGGGTAGCACTTTTGGTCCTTGGGGTGCTGCAATAGGCGGTGTACTTGGTTTAGGTAGTTCATTTCTTGATGACCTATAAGGAGTTGATAAATGAATAGTAATGATTTTAAACAAAATTTTATAAACGCAGTTTTAGGTAAACTTGGTAGTAATACTAAGTATTCACCTGAAATAGAACAATATTTGGCAACTGTATCTCCTGAACAAAGACAGGGAGTTGCTAATGGTTTAAATTTTGGCAATAAAGATATATTGGCTAATCAACAAAGATTAGGGATAAATATTCCACATGGAGAAGAACAAATTACACTTGCTAGACAAGGACAATTTAACTTGCCAACAGAAGGTGGTGTAAGACAAGGTGGTTTAATTAATGGTTATAATCAAGGTTATAATCTTAATTATGACAACCCAACTAATCAAATATCAACTCGTATAGGACAAGCATTAGGTACAATAAAACGTGGTGCTGATAGTCCTTTAGGCAGAGCTGTTATTGCTTATGGGGCTGCAAGTGCATTAAATGCTGACAATCCAACAGAACAAGCATTAAAAGCAGCTTTAACAAGGTCTAATAATCAAGCTGCAAATCAATATTATAGAAAACAATTATCTGATATGGGATTTGATTTGAGTGATACTAATTATGAAATAAACCAAGATATTTTCCAAAACATACTTAAAGGTCAAACGTTAAAAGATAATGCTGAATTTAAGAGAATGTTTTACGATAATCAACAAAAACAAAATGAAGCATTGATGGCTTTAAAACAACAACAATTAGAGCTTCAAAAAGAAAAAGAAAGAAGTGATAATGAATGGCGACAAAAAGAGTTAGATTTTAAATATTACGATAGTGATAATAAAACTAACAAGGAAAATAAAAAAGAAGGTGCTAAAACTCTTGATGCTAAAAGTACATTAAATCAAATTGGTTTAATAAGAAAACAAATAAATAAATATCCTGAAGCTACTGGATTATTAAAAGGTTATATAACAGGTGATGTTCTTAATCGTATTGACCCCAATCCTAATAATATTGAAACAAGGTCTATGATTGATGCTTTAAGAACTAAAATAAGACACGATTTAACAGGCGCACAATTTAGTGAAAAAGAAGCAAGAGAGTATGAAAAATTTTTGCCAAATGTAAGAGATAGCAAAGAGATTATTAATGCTAAATTGGATGCTTTAGAAAAAAGATATAAGTCTGATTTTGGTACTGATTTAGAGGGTAATCCTGTATCATCAGGTTTTAAAATTGACAGAGCTGCTTTAGAAGCCGAAATAAACAGAAGGAAGGGAAAGAAATAATGGAAATTGATTATTCTGTACTCTCTGATGACGATTTACAAGCTCTTTACAATAATGATTATTCAAAATTAAGTGATGAAGGCTTAAAATATCTGCAAGGAAGTCTAAAACAAAAAGAAGTATTAGATGGTTATACTGATTTTATTGACACAGAGAAGGAAGATTTAAAGAAAAATTATAATCTCGATGTTGATAAAGCAAATGAACAATCTAAAGGCAATTTTTTAACCGATGTAGGGCAAGGTTTTGTTAAAGGTATGTCAAATTTGCCTGTTGCAATAGGTAAAAATTTTACAAATCCTGTATTAAGACCTTTAATCGGTAAAGAACCTTTAACAGATGAAGAACTAATGCAAGGATATGGTTGGATGGCTGAAAAACCTACTAATGCAACACAGCATGTTGCTTCTTTTGTAGGTGAAAATGCTCCATATTTCTTAGTTCCTGAAATAAAAGTAGCTCAAGGTGCTAAATTTTTACCAAAAGCAGGTGCAACATTAGGTAACGGTGCTATTTTAGGTGCTTTAGCAGGTGGTTCTGAAAGTTTACAACAAAAAGGTGATTTATCAGGGGTAGTACCCGGTATGTTAGGTGGTGCTGCGGTTAATGCTACTGTTAATCCTGCTGTTAATGCAGGAGTGAAAGCATTACCTTGGTTAAAAAATCAATATATGTCTAAATTAGCAAGATTAGATGAAGATATGGTTAAAAATATTACAAGACCTAATTCAAAAGCATTAGATTTATCTCAAAATCAAGCACAACAGCTATTAACTAATACAACAGAAAGAGTAAAAAAAGATTATAACGACCTTTTAAATGCAAAAGGACAAGAAATTGGTGAAATAGCTCAAAGTTTGAATGATAGCGGCTTGCAAGTTAAAGGTTCTGATTTATTGGATGATGTTACTAATTTATTCAATAGTTATCAAAGAGATAAAGTCAATAATGCTCGTAAATTTGCAGGGGATTTAGAAGAAGAATTAGCTGATACATTAATGAGTGCTGTTGATGAAAACGGTATGATTTCACCTGTTTCTCTAAATGCCTTAAAAGAACAAGTAGGTAAAATGGTTGGAAATTGGGATAAAGGAACACCCAAAAATACTCAAATGTATAAAGATAATGCTTTAAGACGTTTATATGGTGTTTGGAATGACAGATTGAGCAAATTATCACCTTCTCTTGCTAAAGCTAATAAAGAGTATGCAGATTTGGCTAATTTTAAAAAGAATGAAGCTCTTGATAGAATTTTAAGAAATGATAATAAAATAGACCAAGCTGCAAGTGTTTTGAAAAATTATAACAGTACAATATCAAAAGGTAATGCTAACAGAAACGTACAAGATTTAGAAGATTTATTAATAAAAAATAAAAAAGAAGGTTTTTTAAATGATATTGATGATGTTAATGCGGCTAATAAATTATTAAATTCTCCTGAAACCGGTATTAATGTAAATGGTAAATTAGACATTTTTAAAATGTTAGCAAGACCTGCATTAAGAGCAGAAAGATATATAAACGGAACTCCTATACCTCAAATGATTAATAAAATAGGTGTTTCTGCTAAACCTTTATTTAACAGAATGTTACCTGTTATGGCAGGTAAAACAGCTCCTTTATTGTATGGTGGGGTAGAATATAACGATTATGGGGAGGATTTATAATGACACTCAATTTAATTAATTTTGTGCCTAATACAAAAATTAAAAGTAGCGAGGTTAATAGTAACTTTGCTCAAATAGGAGAAGAACTTAGTTTAACACAAGGTACGGTTGAACAATTAAACAGTATAGTTACAGTTGGTGTTGTGCCTACTGGCTCTGTATTTTATTTTGCCGGTGCTAGTGTACCTGACGGTTATTTATTATGTGATGGCTCTGCGGTCAGTCGTAGTACTTATGCAACACTTTATACAAGAATAGGTACAACGTATGGAAGTGGTGATGGTTCTACTACATTTAATTTGCCTAATTTAAAAGATAGATATATTAAAGGTAAAGGTGATAGCACTTCTGTTGGTGAAACTGGCAATGCTACAGTAGGCGACCATACGCACGATTATTCAGGTTCAATTAGCTCAAGTGGCGACCACCAACATTACTATACTTGGACAAGTGGAAATTATGCATCTAATTATGGCAATATATCCGCTCCAGGGGGGAACACTATAGATAGTGTGACCGAACATAATAATACTACCACATACGGTTTTGGTGATAGTGGTTATGGTAATCATACACACTCTTATAGCGGCACTACTGACAGCAATGCAACAGATGTAGTAAATGAACCAAACAACATTGTGTTATTACCATGTATTAAGTATTAGAGGTGATTATGGAATATATAACTACATTAGAAGCAATAAAAGGTAATGATACTAACATAAATAATGAACACCTTGCTATTTTAACTTTAGTGCCACAAGCAGGTTATGATATATCTGACAACAAAGTACAAATAACTGCCGAAACGGTAACAAGTCCTAAAGTTGTAAAACAGTATATAGAACTAGGTGCAAGTGATTATACGGTGGTGCTAGATTTTAGTGCGGAAGAAACGAAAAGAATGAAAGCAAGTAGTGAGATAACGATAGATTTAATTGACCCTTTAGGAAGATTAAAAACTGTTGGTATTTTGCTATTGAATTTGAAGGAGTTTAAAAATGCCTGATGTAATTGTAAATGTAGCTCCACAATCAACTGCAAGTGTTGAAGTTGATGTTGATAACGTGGCTTCATATTATTATGACCTTGCGAAACAATGGGCTATATCACCTAATTTGGTTGAGCAATTAGATTACAGTTCTAAATACTATGCAAATAAATCAAAAGAAGCAGCCGACAGCATATTGACAGATGCAGGATTTATAGCAGTAAGCCAAGATTTAACAAATATTGATACGGTTGCAACATCTATAAGTAACGTCAATGCAGTAGCAAATGATGTTACTAATATTAATTTGGTTGCAGATGATTTGACTAATATTGATAGTGTCGCAGGCTCAATATCTAATGTTAATAGTGTTGCAAGTGATTTAACAAACATAGATAGTGTTGCAGGTGATTTAACCAATATTGATATTGTTACAAGTGCCAAAAATAATATTGATACAAACGCAACTTATATAAGCAATATTAATACGGTTGCAGGTTCAATAACAAATGTTAATACTGTCGCAGGTGATTTAACTAATATTAATGCAGTTGCAAGCGATTTAACAAATGTAGGTACAGTTGCAAGCAATATAACTGATGTAAATACTTGCTCAACAAATATAGTCGATATAAACACTTGTGCTGCTAACATAAGCACCCTTGGAGATAAAGTAAACAAATCAGGCGATGTAATGACCGGCAGCTTATCAGTAGCTCCCAATTTAACCATAGGAAAAGGTAACGGTAACTTTCCCTCTTTATTTATGAACAATACAGATTATAATATTAGCTCTACTACTGCGCCACAAGCAGACAAAACAGCTCTATTAATGACAGGTAGAGGAGCGAACGTAAAAAGAGCGGGAGGTTATCAAATTACACACGTCGCTGATAACAACTATATGCAAAATGTTTTTAGTGTTGATAGAACTGTAAACGGCACTGATTATACAGCTTATTTTGGGGTAGCTTTAGATAATACCGGCAATGATTTTGCCATTGCTACTGCAGGAGTAAAAAATACTTTTGTTGGTTGGGGTATGCCTGATTATGTAAATCCAATAACAGGTACAGCAGGGGCAGATGTTTGGGTACAATGCGCTAAAGATAGTTTTGTAGTTGTATGGGGTACTGACTCATTTATAATAGATGCTAGAGCACTAATCTCTCCGGATAAAACTAATTTGTATATGGTTGGCTTTTTTTATAGCGACATAAACTCAAACACAAGAGGTACTAGTTTTACTTTTCCTGTTCCTAAAGGTTGGTGGTTTAGAGCAGGTTTTGAAAATGGTATAAACTACCATATTTACCCATTGAAAGGAGCGCAATAATGTATTATATAATTCACGAAGGTAACGTAATGATAGCTGATACAGAGCAAGCATTAGTTGATTATAACTGCGAGATTAAAGTTTTACCTACGGATTATGAGTATGGAAAATATATCGTAGTTGATGATGAGCTTGTATTAAATCCTAACTGGGAAGAAGAACAAGCAGCAAAAGAACGTATCAGATTAAATAACCTGCAACTAACAAAAGCTGATTTCTGGATAGCATTAATTGAAAAAGGTATCACAAAACAAATGGTAAAAGATATGGTTATTGAAGCCATACCTGACGAAATGCTTAAAGCTAAAACTCTTATCAGGATAGATGACGCTGACCATTTTTGGAGAGGCGACGCAAGTATGAATATAATAGGTGCGCAGTTTGGTATAACACCAGATATGCTTGATTATCTTTTTGAGAATAAACAATTACCAGATGATTATATTTATATACTACCAGAGCAAAATACAGATTTAGATAATAACGAAGGAGAACAAAATGACAATACTTAATTTAACAAACACAGGTAACTGGCAAGCATTAAGCAGCCTAGATGAAGGTTCAACTTATGAAATCCACGAAGCAAACGGTCAAAACTTTTTTTATTCATCATCAAGCACACCTGAAAGCACAATAGACGGTACTCCTGTTAGAGATGGCGAAAGGCTAAAAGTGAAAATAGGTGGAGATGACAGAGTAATATCTGAATTTGGTGCTGATTTAAACTTAGTTTGCACAGCTTGCAATTAGGAGGTGCGGAATGAATATTTTAAGTAAACAAGCAGTAATTGACCTGACTAAGCCCTCATCAGGAGGTGGCGGAGGAGGTACAGACAGTTACTCCGATTTAACAAACAAACCTAAAATTAATAGTGTTACATTATCAGGCAACAAAACATCCGCACAATTAGGTTTAGTCGGAGATGTACAGTTCAATGGTACAAGTGTAGTTACAAATGGAGTAGGTAATATAACTTCTGCAAATATAAGAAGTGTTGCCCCTGTTTGCACAACTCTAAGCGGAACAACTGCAACCATAACGGCTAACAGTACGTATGCACACGCAGTAGGTTCAAGCGGATGTGTATATACAATTAGCACTCCGGCAGATACTTCAACTGTGTACAACGGGTTCATTTTGATGTTAGATACAACAAACTCCGCTAGTATAGCTTTCCAGACTGATGCTACTCCTGCTGTTTCAATACAGATTAGTGGCAATCCGACAATAGAAACAGGAAAGAAATATACAGTAACAGGTCAATTCTCACCATTGTCTAATGCTTGGGAGTTATTCATAATCTCTTACGAGGTGTAGTATGTATCTTAAAACACAAATTGAAAATTTACTTAGATTGGCAAAGGCTCAAGAGTCTTACGAACCTTATCACGAAACATTGGAGTATGTTAGATGTGTAGATAATTCTACATTTCTTACTGACTTTTATCCTACAAATAATACAAGAGTTGAGTTCAGAGCTTTAAATATTGACAGTACCTCTTTTGGAAGTTATAGCAGATGGTTTGTCGGGGCAAGAACAAGTTATTTGAAGAAACAGTTCGGTTTTTATTTTAACATAGTAGATAGTCCTAACAAATTATATTGTTGTTTGAATGGCAAACAGGACTCTGTTAGTTATACCCCCACACAGATGTATGGCGACCATACTTTTATGATGGATAGCACAGGGTTATACGTTGATGGTACAAAAGTAGTTACTTCTTCCGCAACAGGTTCATTTACTTGCGATTATCCGCTTGTAATAGGTGGTTTAAACAATGGTGGTGATATAACATTTCCTCCTCTTTGTGATTATACATACGTCAAGATATGGGAAAGTAATATATTAGTCCACGATTACATACCTGCTTTTAATAACAAAATGCAACCTTGCTTGTATGACAGAGTAACAAAGACCTTCTTATATGCAATAACAAGAGATACGAAAGAGCCTATTTACGAATTAAGTTTTAAACGGTGGAATAAATATGATGTTGATTATATTCAAAGTTCAGGTACGCAATATATTAATACAAGGTTTAAATTTACAAATACATCCGCTTTTGAGATAACTTGTGCCGAAGTTGGAGATTTTGAGTCTAGTACAGTTCTCTGTGGTGTAAGAAATAATACTGACACGACAACAAATGCTCGTATTGTAGATTATAGTTATTCCGCACCTAGTGTGTTAAGAGGAGAATACTTATTATTACAAAGGGGTGGTTATGATGTTAGTGAGAATGTATTATATATTCCTTACGATACAGAATTTCACACTTATTATCAATCACCTACAAGAATGAGCATTGACGATACGGATAGACCGACAGTTCCCTCTTTGACTTCTCCTAATATGGACTTCTATATCTTTTGGCAAAATGTAGGAACTGCAACCGCTCCAGCTAAAGCTAAAATCAAAGTAAAGAATTTAAAGCTATGGGATAATGGCACACTTGTAAGAGATTACAAACCAGTAATATGGCATAATGGTAATACAACCGCAGTTGCTTGTTTGTATGACGAAGTATATAACAAGATGTATCAAAACGCAGGTACAGGTACTTTTAAGGCATATATTGAAAATACGTTAGGTGTGCCTTACGAAGTCGGTATGTATGTACAAACTATCAAAAGTTCAAATACCGCAAATGCAGGGTATGTTGTTGAGCTTGGAGAGTACCCACAAGACGGAATGGGTTATCATATTAAAACCACAACTACATCAGATAGTTCAAATTATTTGTTTGGTTCAAGGAAAACAACTAGCGGTAACTTACAACTGGTAACACTCTCAGGTTCTTCAACGGGCGGTACTATATTATCAACTGTTATGGGTACAAGTATAACTTGGAAATCAAATAATACTGATTGGGTAAGAACAAACAATACAAATACAACTTATGAATGTTCAATCCAAACATATATTGATGAAAATAATACTTACAAGTTTAATGTTGTCGGTTATAACTATACATTAGGCAAAGAAGCAGATAGGCAAACACAAACTTATACCAGTCATATTGATAGTGAACAAGGCAAGCCTATGTTGTATTTTGGTGGGTTCAACACTATTAATATATTATATGGCAACAACACTCATTACTTTGTTGAATGGAACTTGCCTGATGCAAGACATACTTTGTTACCAGTAATTAACACAACACATACTCAATTCTGCTTTATTGATAATAAAACTAAAGTAATATACGAGTTTCAAAAAATAGGAGCACCAGCACCTTCATCAAGTAACGTGAACTTCAAACAACTTGACGGAACTATTATAACTGGCACTTTAACATAGGAGAAATATTATGACTAAATTTGCAAAATTTATATCAGAGGATTGCATACGTTATGCACCTCGTACACTAAAGACAAGTGATTTCGTTTGTTTCAATTTTAGCTCTGCTTCACCTGAAATACTCAACAGCAGAGGTTATTATGAAGTTATTGAGGATGAGCAGCCTGAATGTCAAGAAAACGAATATCTTTGTCCTCATTATGAACTCTGCTCTGAAACATTAAAAGACGAAACAGGAGAATTAGAAGATGTAAGCAGAGAGTACATTGCGGTTCATTGGACAGTTGAAGAACTTGTGGAAGAAGAAGAATGAAAATAGATGTTATTGATTGCAGGGGGTTTGTTAAGACACCACCATACAATATGTTAGCAGGCAAGCCTCTTATTAACGCTCAAACAGCCTGCTCAAGTGTTAGCGGACAGGGGAAGAACTCTCAAAAACGTAGCTTGGGGGTTCAACCTCTTATCTCAATGAAAGGAGTAAATAATGCTGATAAAGTTCTTATCTAAAAAAGTGATAGAAAATTTAATTAAGGAAGCAACCAAACAACTTCCAGAACTTGCGGAAAAAATAAAACAGGACTTACTTGCACATAAAGACGAATTTTTGCAATCTGCTTTTGATTTTGTTAAATCAGCAGTTGTAGAATTTATTAAAAAAAGATTTGGTAAATAGCTATGCAAGTTTCTTTTGGGTATTCACATTATCTAAAAACCTACTATTTACAAGGAAAATTGCCAACAGTAAAAAAGGGGTTGTATGGCGGAGAGCTTACACCTGAAACGGTTAGCCTAGAACACATCTTGCCTAAGCAATGTGGCGGACATACAACCTTATCTAATCTTGCACTTGCAACTAAAATAAACAACTCTTACAGAGGAAGCAAGCCACTAAAAAATGTATTAACACCCGAACAAGCGCAAGAATATCTTAGCCAATTTGCGGGGGTAAAAGTTAATGATTTTAGCGGTGATGTTTACATTAAAAAAGTAGGTGCGACAATAAACAGATTGCTCAAATAAACTCACTTTCTGCCGACGACGACATATTTTTTTCATATTTCCTTTCTTGACACAGTACATATACACACAGTCGGCTTTTTTTAGAATTGTACTACACAAGGGCATCCACCTCCTATTTGTTTTTTGGTTTTCATTTTTCATCAGATGCCCTTTTTTTTAGGAGATTAGTTATGCAGCACTTTTCAGATGAACCATTAGTTCAAATAGATTATAACAACAAACTACCATTCAAACTATTAAATACAGTTACTTATACCTCAAATAAAATAGATGGTAAGGTTGTAAGAATAACTGTTAGAAAGAATTTCAGATGGGATGGCTTGACTATTTTGCCTATATTTTGGACTTTGTTAAGAATATCAAGCACAAGCAAAGAAGGTGTTTGTGGCTCGTTAATCCACGATGTAATGTGTGTTAGGAAAGAAAAATATACTAATAAACAAGCAAGCATAATATTAAGAGATTTATTAATGGAATACGGTGTAGATTGGTTTAGAGCAAATATTATGATGATAGCAGTATGGGTATTCCAAGAATTACCTATTAATAAGGGTTGGAAGAAATGAAAGTAATAAAATGCCCACAATGTGGCGATATGTTTGAAGACAAAGGTTATAAAAAGTGTAAATGTTATAAATGCGGATATGAATACGAACCAATCATAATTGATATGAACAGGGGAATATTTGAAGCAGTTAAGAGAACAAAAGGGGGGTAAGGTGAGTTTATCAGCAGAGTTTACAGTTTCATTAATAGTACAAGTAGTAATTTTAGCTTTTTTCGCAGGTATTTATGTCGCAACAATTAAGTTTATTTGTAAACAGATTGACGAACTAAAAACGCAGTCTAAGGATGATAAAGAAGAACTTAAAGAAGAAATGCGAAGATACAACAATATTTTATCGAGGATGGCAGTAGCAGAAAATAGCATAGCCTCAGCTCATAAAAGAATTGATGATATTGTGGAGAAGAAAAGATAATGATTATAAAGTGCAAGTACTTTCGTTTAGAAGAATTAGTTCCGCCGGATGTATTTAAAAAGTACGGTGATTTTGCTTGGCGGTTCTTTGATGTTGATTTATTGAAAGACATTGATACTATCAGAGATAAACATGGTGCAATAACAATCAATAATTGGAGTTTTGGCGGTAATTTACGCA